TTTTAGTAACTTTACAACCACCCGAACAAAATTCTGAAGCTTTAATTAATTTAGTGTTAGGATATTTAGGTGGGTTGGCGTCAGCAGTTATATCGTTTTACTTTGGAGCATCCAATACGGGTGATAAGAAAGATGGCGAGTAGAAATACAGTTCAATCTGTTGCATCAGACTTAAAATCGCATGAGGCAAAATGTGAGGAAAGATGGAAAAGCATATTCAAAGAAACAGCAGAAATAAAATCAGAAATGAACGATTTAAACAAAACCCTAAGAATGGCAGTTTTTGGGACTTTCGGTTTTATGGGAACTTTATTAATTGCTTTCGTAACAATCGTATTCGGAACCTAATGCATACTTCAGACGAAGGTTTTTGTATCATCAAAAAATTTGAAGGCTTGCCTGTTAATGATGAAGGTCAAGCAGTTGCATATAAATGTCCAGCAGGCGTTTGGACAATAGGATACGGCCATACCAAAGATGTTAAAGAAGGTGATGTTTGGTCTAAAGAAAAAGCTGAATTTATGCTTTGGCAAGAATTAGAGGATGAGTACGAGCATTATGTAAACTCTCTTGTAAAAGTGCCTTTAAATCAATCTCAGTTTGATGCTTTGGTGTCTTGGGTATACAACCTTGGGCCTGCTAATTTAAAAAGCTCTACCTTGTTAAAAGTTTTAAACGAGAGTAAATACGAAGAAGTTCCTAACCAAATGAGAAGATGGAATAAAGTAAATAAACAAGTAAATGAAGGTTTGGTTAGAAGAAGAAACGCTGAGTCTTTATTGTTTGAAGGCAAAGAATGGGGTAAGGTTTAACAGCGGTTAAATTTATAGGAAGGGCTTATGCCTCATTCTACAGCTAGAATTGCTTTGGCTGGTGAATATCTAGCAGCATCTTACATGCTTAGATATTGCGACTCAGTTATTATGTCTCCATCAAATCATAGGTCTGATTTAATACTTGATCATCAAGGCAAACTTTACCGAGTCCAAGTTAAAACAACAAACAAAATTTACAAAAGATCAAAAGCAGATTATTACCGTTGGGAAATAAGATCTGGACGAAGAACTTCTAATAACACTAGACAAAATAAAATGGTAAGATATGGAGACGGTCAAATAGACTTTTTCTGTTTGGTTGCTTTGCCGATAAATAAAGTTATTTTTGTTCCTGTTGATAAAAAGAACAATTTAACTGAGTATGCAAAAACTATAGGCAGTTTAAATAAAATAGATTCTAAAGAATCTTTATTAGAAACTTTGTTATATGTAAATAAAACACCAAAACTAGAATCATTAAATGACGTTACAGAAAGCAATATTTAAACCAGGTATCAACAGAGAAGGTACTGATTATGATAATGAGGGCGGTTGGTTTGACTGCAACCTTGTTCGTTTTAGAAAAGGTAGACCCGAAAAGTTTGGTGGTTGGGCTAAAGATAGTAACAATACTTTTTTAGGAACTTGCAGGGCTTTGCATCCTTGGATAGCATTATCTGGAACTAAATATTTAGGTTTAGGAACAACTTGGAAATATTATATAGAAGAGGGTACTTCTTTTAATGACATAACCCCAATAAGATCTACTACAGCTGCGGGAGATGTAACTTTTGCTGCGGTAGATGGAGATTCAACCATTACAGTAACAGATACAGCTCATGGGGCAGTACAAAATGATTTTGTAACATTTTCAGGAGCAGCATCTTTAGGCGGTAATATTACTGCTACAGTACTTAATCAAGAATATCAAATAGCTACAATCGTAAATTCTAATTCTTACACAATTGAAGCTAAAGATACTAGCGGAGCTGAAGTAACAGCTAATTCAAGCGATAGCGGTAATGGTGGTGGATCAACCGTTGGCACATATCAATTGAATGTGGGTCTGGATGTTTATGTGCCTGGTACTGGTTGGGGTTTAAATGGATGGGGAGAGGGAGCCTTTGGATCTGCAACAGCACTATCTTCTACCAATCAACTTAGATTATGGACTCATGACAACTTTGGAGAAGATTTAATTATTAATCAAAGAGGTGGAGGCATATATAGATGGGTTGAAAATAACGGCCTTACAACTAGAGCTGTTAACCTTTCTACAACATCTGGAGCTAATCAAGTACCAACAGTAGGGTTACAAGTTATTACTTCAGAAAAAGATCGTCATTTAATTGTATTAGGCGCAGATCCTTTATCGGGGGGCGTTAGAACTGGAGCTGTTGATCCTATGTTAATTGCATTTAGTGACCAAGAAAATGCTTTAGAGTTTGAGCCTCAAACAACAAATACAGCAGGATCTTTAAGATTATCTTCTGGCTCTTCTATTATTGGTGCCGTTAAGTCTAGACAAGAAATATTAGTTTGGACTGATACTGCTTTATATAGCATGCAGTTTATTGGTCCGCCTTTTACATTTGGAGTTAATTTAATTAATGAAGGAATAGGATTAATAGGGCCTAAAGCAGCTATTACAGCGCCTCAAGGTGTGTTTTGGATGAGCTACAATAATTTTTATATCTATAATGGTAGTGTTCAAACCGTTCCTTGTACTGTCCAGAATTATGTTTTTTCTGATATAAATTTAACTCAATCTTTTAAAATTAATGCATTTACTATTGCAGATAAAAATGAAGTTGGTTGGTTTTATTGTTCTTCTTCTAGTAGTGAGATAGATAAGTATGTTATTTATAATTACGCAGAAAATGTTTGGTTTTATGGATCTTTAAGTAGAACAGCTTGGTTAGATGCTGGTATAGAAAACTACCCTAGAGCTGTTAGTAATGGCTATCTGTATCAACAAGAAATAGGCTTTGATGATGATGGATCTCCTATGACTAATGTGTTTATAGAAAGTTCTGATTTTGATTTAGGTGATGGAGAACAATTTACTTTTATACAAAAAATTATTCCAGATTTTAAATTTATTCAAAACAGCAACGAAGATGGATCTGTAAATATTGTAGTTAAAACAAGAAACTATCCAGGAGATTCTTTGTCTGTCAACTCAACAAGCTCTATACAAGCAAACACTCAACAGGCATTTGTTAGGGGCAGAGCAAGGCAAATGGTTTTAAGATTTGAGTCAGATGATGATGCAGCAAACAACGGTAATTTAGGTATTGGGTGGAGATTAGGAGCTACAAGGATTGATGTAAGAACTGACGGCAAGAGATGAGCAAGATTCTACAAACGCAACTTCCAATTGCTGTAGGTTCAGTTAGCCCCGATATATTTAACAGACTTACAAGAATTTTAGAAATTAACTTAGGTGCAGTTGATGTTGACAGCACTCAACAAGTTAATGATGCGGACAAACTTCAATTTAACTTTTTACCAGGCAGTATTATATGGAATACTACTTTAGGCGTTTTACAGGTTTATACAGGATCTAAATGGGTTGATATAGGCGAAAGAGCAAACAATTTTGGTTTTGAAGCTACATTATCATTAGGTAAGATAGATATTATTACAGGTGGAGATATATCTATAAACATCACTAACTTTAATAATGGTTGAGTTAGCTATAAAAAACGAATATAAAACTAAAAATATATTGCTTGAGCATCCTGCTGATTGGTATATAGAAAAAGAAACATTTGATGCAGTCCAAGACTCTTTACCAACTATAGTAGATTTCTATAACAATAAAGGTAACAACAATCCCAAGCTAACAAAGTTAAATGAAGTGATAAAAGAACCGTTGAAAGATGTATATACGGTTCCTTTCTTTTCAAAAAAGTTTTGTTCTATATTGTTAGATGAAATACAAAACTTAGAAAGTTTTTATGGTTTTCAACCCAATCCAGAAGAAGATACTTTAAGACAAATACCAGAAATAACTTTTCAAGATAATTGTCCAGAAATCTATCAATCTTTGTTTCAAACGATATATACTATAGGTAATCCTATATTTTTAAATATTTGGAATAGGCACGTAAATGGTGGCGGCATTCAAATAGCTAATTATAATTTAAAGGATAAAAAACAAGGCGCTTGGCATCATGATGCTAGTGCCGATATTAGTATGGTTGTCCCCTTAAATACAGGTGAGTACAAGGGGGGCGGGACTGAGTTTTTAAATCGTGGTACAGTTGAACCATTACCTACAGGCCACGCTCTAATATTTCCGAGCTTTACCCATATGCATAGAGGCCTATCGGTAGAATCAGGAAATAGATACTTACTTGTATTTTGGTTAAAATGTATAGAAGAATAGGGTAAAATTTAAAAATGAATAGAATAGACAATTCAAATAAAGGTTTAGCAGCCCTTGGACGAGGTGGAGACACAAAACTCGCTCACGTCATGACAGGAGAAATGGTAGTACCAGCAGTTATCTCTCCAGCTACAAGAAAAATAATTGAAAATGAAATGGTGGCAGTAGGGCTTGATCCTAATGAATATACTGTTGGCGAAGGTATGTCTATCAATCCTATTACAGGCATGCCTGAATTTGGTTTAAGAAAATTTCTAAAAAAAACTGCTAGAAGCGTAAAAAAAGTAGTTAAGAAAATAGCACCTGTTGCAGCTGTTATACCTGGTCCTTGGACTCCTTTTGCCGTTACTTATCAAAAAGGGGCTGCTGCACTTAAACTTGCTAAAGGTGAAGGTGGTCTTGGTGACATCATGACCGTAATGGCTGGTGGAAGTCAAAAAGTATTTGGTAAAGATGGCGCACTTCAATCTATAACCTCTGGCGATTTTAAAAATATTGGTGGTGGCTTTGGAAGCGCACTTTCAAATATTGGTCAAGTTGATAAATTAGATAGTCTTGGAAATGTAGTTGAGGGAGAAACTGTATTTAATCCTCTAAGATATGGTCAAGAGATAGGTAAAACATATGCAGAAGATCAAAGAAAAGGATATGGAGGAATATTTAGTAATGTAGGCGGAGCTGATACTATGGGAGGCCAAGCTTTTGATACATTTACTTCTGCTGGAAATCCAGTAGGCAACATAATGAACGCTGCATATACACCTGGTATGGATGGGCAGATGATGATGGCATCTGATCAAGGTGGTGGAGGAGACATAACTACTTGGTTAAACAGCAATTTTGACATAAACGATAGCATTACTAATCAAAATGGTGAAATAGCTATTAGAGCAAATGATGGAAATTATTATACTCAAGCAGAAGCTCAAAACATGTATGACCAACAACAACAACCTGGATTTTTTGGTGCTGGAAAGAAAAAAGGTCAAAGTTATGTGGGTGTAATTGAAGATTTTCTAAAAGGAAGAAAATCAGATTTTAGTACAGAAGGCTCTGGCAGAATTGGAATTGATGGAAGGGCCGTTGGTAATATTGGAAATTTCTTTCAAAAAACTCCTGGACAAAGTGCTGTTGGAAAAATAGAAGATTTTATAACGGGCAAGCAATCTGATCCAGTAAGAGAAGGCGGAGGATTTCTTGAAAGTTCTTCAAGTCAATCTGGAGGAGGCGGGCTAAATGCAGCGGCATTAGCAATGGCTGCTTTATACGGTAAAGCTGTTAAAGATGCAACAAAAAAAACCGAAGGTGGTTTAACCGATATTAGACAATCAATAAGACCAGATCTTAATCCAGCTCCTGTATTTGGTGGTTTTGATTTAGGTGTAAGAAAAGCTGCGGCCTTTGGTGGTCCAATAGGTTAC